AACATGGAGATTTCCTGACCGGTCATCTCGTCCGTTTCCACAATGGGATTGATGTTGTCCCTCAGCCTGACTTCCACATGACCGGCTTTGGGAGCGTAAGGCTCAATGTTAAGCACATTGGGCGAGATATTGCCTTTTACTCTCATTGCTGACAACCTCCTTCAATTTTCTAATGTTCACAGTATCGTAGTATTTTTCTTTCATGGCCTTAGAGTCGGTATGTTTGAAGCAGGAACTTCGGGACAGGAAGCCGGAAGCTACCTTGAATGGCACAGGCCGTCCCTTTTCCTGCAATTTGCGAATGTACCGGCTCTGCCGCATCAAAGCCAACGCCCTCCGCTTACGAATGGTAGTGACCCTGATACCGAAGCATCTGCCTACGAAGTCGATCTTTCTTCCCTTACGGTGTTTGCGCTCTCGGTTCTTCCGCTGCACACGAAATAACTGGTAATCGTGCTTAACAGTCAAGCCCAAGCCTTTTATGTACTCAATCACCGCATACATGGCTTTTCGCAGTTTCTTCTTGTTATTGCCGGTCATCACCAGATCATCAGCATATCGGATATAGTGTTTCACGCCGAGCTGCTGTTTGATAAAGTGGTCGAGCGGTTGCAAGAAGAACTCAGCCAACCAAGGAGATGTGTAGTTCCCGATAGGAATACCCTTCTCGTGGGAGTCAATGACCGCATCAATCAGGGCAAGTGCCTTTTCGTCTTTGATTTTCTCTCGCAGACGAGCCTTGAGTTTATCATGAGGAATTGAAGGATAGAACTTACTTATGTCCATCTTCGCACAATACTTGGCCTGTTTTATATCACGCATGGTCGCTCTTTCTACGCCCTTGCAAGCGAGGTCGATACCTCTCTTCTGGATATTGGCGCAGCTCCAATGGTAGGACGATCTCAGGAAGATCGGCTGAACGATCTGCATGATTGCGTGGTGAGCGCATTGGTCAGGATAGAACGAGGGTATTTGAAGCTCTCGCTCTTTACCGGACAGGCCATCACGGATTATGCGTTTCACATAAGGAGTGAGGAAGTCTAAACGAGCCATGCGGTCTGACAATTCCTGAGCGTAGTAGTCTATATTTTCCAAGATCATGATGACAGTCTTGCGCTTGCGTTTCTTCTTGGAAGCGTTCAGGATTGCCGTCTTGCAGTTCTCAACTGAGATAATCTGCTCGTATAGGAAACCAAATCTTTTCATATTTGCTTTTGTTTCTTACAGGGCTTTCGAGAGTGAACCTACCAGCCCTGTCCCTCCAAACGATTTTTTACCAATGGGTACGGCGATACAACCTTTCATTGATTTACGATTTAACAAAAGTAGGCGGGAGCCGATGTTCGTGTTCGTGTTCGAGGAGTCATTGTTCAGATTAGCCGTAAACAGACCGCATTTCGAAGCATTATTCCAATTACCACCGTGTTTGAACACCCGCTATGGTTGGTCGCCTTAAACTTATAAGTTCTTTCCTTGTAGCACCACTTTATGTGGGGGAGAAAATCCCCCACACCCCCTTAGGAGGGGATATAAAGCAGGCGGGAGCCGACGCTCGTGGCCGCGCCCGAGGAGTCATCGCCCAGATAAGCCGTAAACAGACCGCATTTCGAAGCATCACTCCAAAGACCACCGTGTCTGAACACCCGCCAACCGGTAGAAGACCAACAAGCGTCACACTCGTAAGTGGACTCGCTGCCGCTTCCTGCCGCCTTGGGCATGATGACATGGGGATTGTTGCCGGTGTCCAGACCCTCTTCGGTAATGTAGGAAGAAGACCAGTTGGTAGCACCGGTAAAGGAAAGCTGCTCGTAGTTGGTGGCGGTGTCATCAGCGTACTTGGAAATGTCGTTGCAGACATAATACTTGCCCTCGTTGAAGTTCAGGCCGTCAACCCACTCCCAAACATTACCCCAAAAGCCCTCGATACCACGCCATACCACATCAACCTTGCCGTCCGTGCCAGCGGGTCTACCAGTCAGGTTGGACACGCTGTCGCAAGAGCCAGTCTTAATAGCGGCGCTGTTGCCGTCACAATAGCCACGCCCGATCTTGGACTGCATATTGTTGTCGGCGAACTCTACCAGCATAAGCATCTGGATAGCAGACAGAGCGGAAATGTCGATCAGACTCCAACCAGTTCCCTTGTTCTTGGCGTTGCTACGCATAGTAGCTCTGGTCTGGCTGACCTGAGGGGAAGCGCCGGTCACAGACTTATTGTTGGAGGAAGTCTTGTAAGCACCTACATAGATGTGATCGCACTCCACACCGCCATGCTTAAAAGCAGGGTGCAGGGTAAAGCCGGTAGCGGCTTTATCTGCGATCTTGATGTACTCGACATTGCCCTCACGGTAACGCTGGAACCAGAACTTAGGGATTTTGACCATCACATCACCGGTGGACAGGGTTTCACGCTGAATTTCAGACCAAGGGTAGCAACTGTCGAAGCTGCTGGCTCCTGCGGTAGTACCAACAGAAGCGGTGGCGGTCATACCAACAGCGTCATCACTTCTCGCCCATGCGGGAGAAGTAGCGGTGATATTGCGGCTGATACCGTAGATTTTCACGAAAGAAAGCTCTACGCTCTCAGACTGACCGTCCGTGGTGATAGATACCTGAATGGAAGCAACCTCACCGCCGCCCTCGGCTTTGACTTCCCAAGTACCAACCTCATGCACCACAAAGCGGTGAGTGCCGGAAGTATCGGGAGCCGTGTAGACGGTGCTGCCGTGAGTGCAAGTCAGGATTGCGCCCACAGGGTAGGCCACATCAATGGTTGCGGAGAAATAGTGGTAGGTAGCGGTGTAGTCGGTAGTAGCACCGGCGATAGACACCTTGGAGGGGGTGTTTTCAGGCTTGGAATAGCCATCTACCGCACCGTACTCCACATGGTAGCTGTGACCAATGGGAACCACGAAAGACGCTTCTCTCTGAGCGGAAGCCAGAGTAGCGGTCTGCGTAGCACTCGGTTCGGTTTCATCAACACAAGTGATGACTACACCGGTGAACGCCGCAGCGTCATCAACGGTGATCGTGACATTGACTGTTTCACCGTCTGCCGGAGCCGCACTCGCATGGTTGACCTCATTGGTGGAAAGGTTGAACACACCCTGAGTGGAATAAGGGAAAGCGGAGAAGTAATAGGTCTGACCCTCTACCAGTCCCTCTACCACGAAAGCGTCCGTGGCGTACTTGCCAAGGTCGCTGTTGTCCACAACCAGTTCACCTTCGGAGGTGTTGGCGGGATAGCCGGTGGTACTCATGCGAACCATGACACCGGCAACGGAGCAGATCAGATTACCGTCTGCGTAGCTGTCTTCGGGTTCCAGAAAGTTCAACCCGATACTGGTCTTATTGACCGAGAAAGCGTTAAACGCTCTCATGTTGTTCGGAGCCTGACCAATTTTCTGCAAAATCTGGTCAACCGTCCATTTTGCTTCTGCCCAACTCATTATTTGACTCCTTCCTCGATGGTCATGCCATCGGCGCTGAATGTGATCGTCTTGGTCTTCATCAGAACATCGTTCTCATAGAGCTTCTGGACGATGACGGTATCAGACACAAACTCGGTTTCGATACGCTTTGTGCCGGAAACCTCGGTAATACGCTTGCCATCGGTAGAGAAAGTGGTGGTCATGGGAGCAAAACCATCGGTCTTGACCTCCAAAGTGTCAATCTGGTTTTGCAGATTACCCGCCACATCATCGGTCAACTGACCCTTGATGAACTCAAACCAAGTGTTGAACAACTGCTCCTGAGCTTCCTCGAACTGGTCAATCTCGGTGCGATAACCGGTTTCCAGTTCCTCGATCAGAGCGTCACCCTGCTTTTCGATACCCTCCATGTAAGAGGTGAAGTCTTCCTGCTTCTGGTCGGCTTCCTGCTCGAAAAGCACCTTCTGATCGGCAAAGTAGTTTTGGAACGCTTCGTAGAGGTCGGTTCCGTTTTCCACCATAGACATGATGGCGTTCAAGGCTTCGTTCATTCGGTTGGCATCTTTGGCTCCGAAGAACGATTTTTCCTTTTGGGAGTACACCGTAACATCTTGGAAAGAAACTGTGCCGTCCTCATTTTCCACCTGCATATAGCGTTTCAGACCGCTCCATACAGCATCGGTATAATCAACCGGTAACAGTACCCAAGCCATTTACAGACCCCCTCCTTTCATTCCGAAATTCCATGTGAACATTCTTCTCCCTTCCGACTCGTTGGTGAGTCTGTCATAAAGATCAAGCATGGCTCCCTCCAATCGGTTAAGCTCGATGAAGTCCATCGTCAGGCCGTTTGCGATATAAGAAGGGGTAACACCATACTGTCTTTTCAGGGTGTTGGCGTTGATCGTATTAAGATTTTCCTCAAGCTGGTTGATCTCGTCAGCGTAGAAGTAATCTTTGGGAGTACGATCAGCACCAAGGGATACGATAGAGAACTCTTCGTACAGCTTGATAGCCAGTTCTCTCAGAAAATCCAAATTGTTTTTAATGCGGTTGAAATCGGCAGCGTTAAACCGATCTCCCACATATTCACCGCTGGAAGTGGTCGTGCCAGTCCAGTCGGTTTTCGGGGTTTGCCAAACTGCTGCCATAGCTTAACCTCCAATCCTTCGAGCGGTAACTTTACCAGAAAAGCTCTGGTTGAAATTGATGGTCTGCCGGTAAATATTCACCTTCATGCCATCGTGGAACTCGTTTTCCTGATACACAATGTCGTTGGCATCAATCTCAGGGTTGCCCCTCGTGCTGTACTCGTACTCGACACCGGCTGTGTAAGACGCTCCAAGCCATTCGGCAAGGTCGGTAGCCATCGTCATGTCCGAGATCAGCGGGTTCGCCCATTTGA